GTCTCCCCATGTATACACACACGCGACCCCCTCGGGGGGTCGGTCGCCACCCCCTCCCCCCCCTCCTAGGGTGTGATTGCGCCCATAGTCCCCCATCGGGGGACGACACCGGCATCGAACACGTGTACGAGCTTGACCCCAGGGTTTTAACTACTGTGTGTACATATATATAAATAATCTCCCTGTAATTGTGTGTGTATTTGGTGGTGGGGGGATGTGTGTGGTGTGTCCGTTTGGGGATGGTTTGTACATGTTTGCAAGGTGTTTCTTTGTGAGGTTGGTCACAGTGGTGCACGTGACACGCCGATGAGCAGGCACTATATAAGTGAGGGGTTTGAGCGAACGGAGTGAGCGAGAACCCCGAACGTGTTTTCTTTCTGGACCCCCTGGGGGGGTCCGGGTTTATGTGTACGTCATTGACGTACATGTTTTATCTATTTCCTGTCGGCGTGGTGGAGTCTGCCTTGTTTCGGGTGGATACCGGGCCTGGTTATTGTCCCCTTCATTTGGCCGCCTTGTGGAGGGTGGGGTTTTTTTTATGTCGGGTCGTTCGAAGTCGGTTTCTGTTGCCGAGTTGAAGCAACTGGTGTTGAAGTCGATTGCGGATGGGTTGACGGTGGAGGCGTCGCTGGTTCGTGCGGGTCGTACGTTGTCGGCGTATGAGCGGTGGCGGCGTGAGGATCCGGTTTTCGCGCAGCGGGTGGATGAGGTTCGGGGGATGCGTCAGCGGGTGGGGCCGCTGAAGCTGGGGTTTCCGGAGTTTTCGGAGCGGTTTTTGGGTATGCGGGTTTTTCCGCATATGGAGAATGTGGTGGATTTGATGGAGGGGCGTGCCCCTTCGTGGACTCCTGCGGGGATTGTGTTTGAGCCGGGTGAGCGTGATCTGGCGATTGTGAATATGCCTCCGGAGCATGGTAAGTCGGTGACGTTGACGATTAATTATGTGACGTATCGGATTGCGATGGATCCGAATATTCGCGTGATTATTGTGTCGAAGACTCAGGCGATGGCGCGGAAGTTTTTGTACGCGGTGAAGACTCGGTTGACGCATCCGAAGTTCACGGAGATGCACGCGCATTACGCTCCCGCCGGGGGGTTTGAGTCGTCGGATGCGTCGTGGACGCAGGATTTGATTTACGTGTCGGGGGAGGCTCGGGATTCGGGTGAGAAGGACCCGACGGTCCAGGCGCTCGGTATTCGAGGGCACATTTTTGGTGCGCGTGCGGACATTGTGATTGTGGATGACGCGGTTGATTTGACGAACGCGCACGAGTACGAGAAGCAGATTGACTGGTTGCAGGCTGAGGTGATGTCGCGCCTGTCGGCGAATGGGATGCTGCTGGTGGTGGGCACTCGCCTGTCGGGTAAGGATTTGTATTCGGAGCTGCGGGATCCGACTCGCTACCCGGAAGAGGATTCGCCGTGGACGTATTTGTCGATGCCGGCGGTTTTGGAGACAGCGGACAGCCCTGAGGATTGGGTGACGTTGTGGCCTCGCACGAATCACCCGGATCCGACGGAGAAGGACGCCGACCCGGACGAGGATGGTTTGTTCCCGAAGTGGAATGGGCCGCGTCTGGCGAAGAAGCGTGCCCGGATCGCCCCGCGCACGTGGGCGATGGTGTACATGCAGCAGCAGGTGTCCGATGATGCCGTGTTCCATCCTGATGCGGTCCGTGGCGCGATTAATGGGAATCGCCTGGCGGGGATCATGCCTCGCGGGATGGCGAATTGCCGCCCGGACGGGATGGATGGGCTGCTCGTGGTTGCCGGCCTGGACCCGGCGATGGCGGGTCACACCGCTGCGGTGGTGATCGGCCTAGATCCTGTGACGCAGAAGCGTTACGTGCTGGATGTGTGGAATAAGCCGGCGATGACGCCGGATGCGATCCGGCAGATGATCCGTGACTGGACATCGAAGTACGGGATTATCGAGTGGCGTGTGGAGAAGAACGCTTTCCAGTCGATGCTCACTCAGGACCGTGAGGTCAGGGAGTACCTGGCGGGGGCGGGTGCGATCCTGCGGGAGCATTTCACGGGTGCGAATAAGCATGACGTGGACTTCGGTGTGGCCTCGATGACGACGTTGTTTTCGGGGTGGCAGGACAAGCGCCAGCTTGTTGAACTGCCCTCCACGCACGTGTCGGAATCCACGAAGGCTCTGGTGGAGCAGTTGGTGACGTGGCATCCGGCTGCGCCGAAGACGCAGAAGACTGACGCGGTGATGGCGTTGTGGTTCGCGGAACTGGCGTGCCGTGATCGCGTGGCGGCGATGACGAACTTCTCCCGCTCCCACGTGAACAACCCGTTCGCCACGAAGTATGACCGTTCCACCCAGGCCACGGTGGACTTGAACTCGTTTGAACGTGACCGCATGTTTGTGACTCTTTAGGAGGCTAGGTGCCCAGTACTGCCGAGGTGGCTGGCCTCTACAACCGTCTGCGCGTGCAGAACAACTCGCGTGACCAGCGCATGCGTGACATCAAGATGGTGCGCTGCGGTCAGATGGCGAACGTGTTCCCTGAACTGTTCCCTGAGGATGGCCCGTACACGCGCCCCATTGTGGCGAACATGGTGGATGTGGCGGCACGGGACCTGTCCGAGGTGATCGCTCCCCTGCCGTCGTTCAACTGCTCGAGTTCTTCGATGGTGTCGGATGCGGCTCGGGAACGCGCAGAGATGCGTACCCGCATTGCAACGTATTACGTGCAGTATTCGCAGTTGCAGAAGCAGGCGTATGCCGCTGCCGACCGCTACGTCACCTACGGTTTCGTCCCGGGCATCATTGAGATTGACTGGGATGAGCGGATGCCGCGCATCAAGTGGCTGGATTCGATGGGCTGCTACACGGTGCGGGATCGACGTGACCGCGTCAAGGCACTGTTCCAGACGATCAACTACCACATCGATGACTTGATCGCGAAGTTCCCGCAGTTGGAGAACGTGATCTTGTCGCAGGCACCGGGTGCGACCACGAAGATCGAGGTGGTGCGCTACCACGACAAGGACGTGGACATTCTGTTCCTGCCCGGTGAGGGTGGCATTGAGCTGCTCCGCACCCCCAACCCGGTGGGCAAGTGCCTTGCGGTGGAGGTGCGCCGGCCTGGTCTAGATGAGGATCCGCGTGGTCAGTTCGATGACGTGATCGCGGTTCAGGTGGCGAAGGCACGTTTCGCGTTGCTCGCGATGGAAGCGGCACAGAAGTCAGTGCAGGCACCTATCGCACTCCCTCAGGATGTGCAGGAGTTGTCGCTGGGTTCTGATGCGGTGCTGCGTTCGTCCACGCCGGAGAAGATCCGGCGCATCCCGCTCGAGGTTCCCCCTGCCGCGTTCCAAGAGCAAGGCATTCTTGATCAGGAACTGCGTCAAGGTTCCCGCTACCCTGAGGTGCGCGGTGGCAACCTAGACGCATCTATCGTCACAGGTCGTGGCGTGCAGGCATTGATGACCGGGTTCGACACCCAGGTCCGCACCGCGCACGCCATGTTCGCTGAGGCATACACGGATTTGATCGCCCTCTGCTTCGAAGTGGAGGAGGTCTGCTGGCCGTCGTTCCGCAAAACTGTTCGCGGCAACGACAACGGTACACCCTATGAGGTTTCATACTCGCCCGAGAAAAACATCAAGAACGATTACTCGGTCGATGTTCAATATGGCCTCATGGCGGGTCTGGACCCTAACCGCGCACTGGTATTTGGGTTGCAGGCCCGTGGTGACCGACTCATCTCCCAGGACTGGCTACGCCGATCCCTGCCGTTCTCACTAAACGCGACGGAGGAAGAGCAGAAGCTGGACATCGAGGACATGCGTCAGGCACTGCGTCAAGCGGTGGCTGGTTACGCGCAGGCGATCCCTGTTCTTGCCCAGAATGGTCAGGATCCTGGGGAGATCCTTACCCGCCTCGCGGTGATCATTGAGGGCCGGCAGAAGGGTAAGCCGATTGAGGAAGTGATCGCGGAAGCGTTCGCTCCCCCTGAGCCGCCACCCGGCATGGTTGATCCGATGGTTGATGCTGCCTCCCCGGTCCCTGGCGATCCCATGCAGGATCCCATGCTGGGTGGTGAGTCGTTGGAAGGTATTGACCCGTTGGGTCGTCTTCGTGGTGTGGCCCCGGGTCAGGCGGGTTTGCCGCCGGGTGGTCGTCCTGATCTGAATGTCCTGCTCGCTGGGTTGACGCAGCGTGGCGAGCCGAATCTTGCTGCGTCGATTTCCCGTCGAGTTCCCGTCGCATAAGGAGAAGTAATGGCAGTTCCAGCAGCAGCGCCTAAGAAGCCTGCGAATCAGGGTGGTAAGGCTGCGGCTTATGTTCAGCCGCCGAATGTGAATGTGTCGAACGTGTCGGGCACGAATGCGCTTCCGCATCAGGTTGCTGGTTCGGCTAATTCGTGGACGAATCATGCGAATGCGAAGCAGCCGGGTGGTACTCGTGGCTCGGGTAAGGGGACTCGCTGACATGGCAGCAGCACAGGCAGCTCGCGGTGGCTCCGCGAAGAAGAGTACTTCTGCGTCTCGCAAGACTGCTGAGGCAAAGCGTATTCCTCAGTACGTGAAGAATCAGGCAAAGTTGGCGAAGAAGGTCGGAAAGAGGGACCGCTGATGTGCAATTTCTGTGGGTGTCAGTCGAAGGTCGGTAATGGCTACGGTGGTAGCAAGAACGGGAGCAAGTGATGGCTAGGGCGCAGGCAGGTTCTTCTGGTGGCGGTGGAAACTACACCGCGAAGAACAAGATCAGGAATCTTGGCAAGGCCAGCAATTCCAATGCCGTCAAGAAGATGACAAAGGGCGTTAAGAAGGCTGCTGCCGTCAAGAAGATCGTCAATGACCGTGCGTACAGCCACCTTCCAAAGCGTGGGCGCTGACATGAAGGCTCAGTCAGGAAGCACTGGCAAGGGCATGTCCCGTCGTGACTACCTCACCCAGACCAAGATTCGGGTCGGCAAGAAGACCAACTCGGGTCGTAACGGTGGCACTGGTGTGAAGCGGCAGGGATCATCATCAGCCTCAGGCGTTTATAAGCAGAAGCGTGGCAAGTAAGAAGGCGTTCTGGGATCGGCCCAACCCGAAGAAGAAGTCCACTCCCCTGACCCCAGCTCAGAAGGCTGCGGCTAAGGCGCGGGCGAAGAAGGCGGGTAGGCCGTACCCCAACCTTGTTGATAACGCTGCTGTCAGAAAGAAGAAGTAATGGCTGCGAAGAAAGATTCGCGCCTGGAGCGTGCTGGCGTATCTGGCTACAACAAGCCTAAGCGCACACCGAATCATCCCACGAAGTCGCATGTTGTTGTGGCGAAGGAAGGTTCGCAGGTCAAGACGATTCGTTTTGGTCAGCAGGGTGTGACGGGTGACAGGCAGCCAACGAAACGCCAGGCGTCGTTTAAGGCTCGCCATCGGGCCAATATCGCCAAGGGAAAGATGTCGGCAGCGTACTGGGCCAACAAAACTAAGTGGAGTTAGATGAGCTGCGATGGCTGCGGTAAGCCATTCAGGAAGCGGTCTAACTCTGGTTACTGTGGAGTTTGCTTCCACGCAAACGTGAATGGCGTCAAGACTCGGTACGGCGCTAGTCGGTGGCGATCCGGCACGGCAAAGCGCATTCACTGGCGTAACCGTGGTGCCGACCTGACTGAGCAAGATATTGCCAGACATGAGGACACCAACGTTTGCGACCTCTGCGGCAAGGCCTTCGATCGCGACAAGTGCCTAGATCACGATCACAAGACAGGCCGATACCGAGGGTCTTTGTGTCGCAAGTGCAATGCGGCGCTAGGGAATCTAGGCGATGACCTAGAGGACATCATTGCGCGACTGTCGCGCTATCGAGAACTAGCCGACAAAGTTAAGTGGTAGGGAGCCGGGTGTGGACGAGGACGACGAGTTCGAGATTATTGACGAGCAACCCGTAGTCGTTGAAGCCACACCCTGGTTCAACTCTGACACGGTCGCAACCTCCATGATGTTCGCCTCGCAGATGGCGCAAGCCGCTGCTGAACATTTTCAGAACCTTGCCCTACTGGCCCTTGGTCAGTCAGCGCACGAGTGGGTTCAGGTGGATCGGGAAGAGTTCGCTGAAGAAACAGCGGCTGACATTTCAAAGATCGTTGTGAAGGAGCAGGATGGCTGAGGGTCACGGCGGTATGCGCCGACCAAGCAACCCAGCTCCTGTGTCCGGTCCTGGGGCTTTGTCGCGTCGCACGGATGGTCAGGGCGCTAAGTACATCGCTGGCGGTGAGTATGGGGAGGGTCAGGAGATGATGGATCTTCAGACTTCTGCTCCGATGTCGAAGGCTCCTGCTGCTCCGCGTCCTCGTACTGGTCGCCAGGTGGTGTCGGAGGAGATGGCTCCTCCCACTCCCCTGTTTGCTCCTACGGAGCGACCGGATGAGCCGATCACGGCTGGTGCCCCTTTCGGGCCAGGACCGGGACCTACTGCTCGAACCCCAATGTCGTCTCTTGCTGGAACGTTGGAGAAGTTGCTTCCTTACGATGATGACGGTTCCATCAGACGCCTGTACGCGACAGCGGTACGGCGAGGCTGGTAGCTAGGTGGCTCGCCCCCAGCTTCCCGCATCTTCACGGCCCACCTACTTCGGTGGTACACCGACCAGTGCCCAGGGGTACGACCGCCCCGACCTTGCAGACGACCCCGTCTACCAGGCACAGAATCGTCCCGGTGCCCTGGACTTCTCCGACCAGGCCATTCAGCAGCGCCAAGGGATCCTGCGTCAGCAGGCCATTGACGAGTTACAGGCGTCACGCCAGCTTCTCGCTGAGGCAGGTCCGACAGGCTGGGTTGCACCAGGCGCTGTGCCTGAGGGCTTCCAAGACGGCACACCTCTTGCACGGGCAAACCAGGCCTACGTTGCCTACACGATTGCCCTGCACGGCACTAGGGCGAGCAACCTTCAGAACTACCCGACGCTTGCCAAGGCAGCGATTGAGGCGAATGTTGACGAGGCTGACCTTGCCCGTCTCGTCAACTACGCCGAGGTTGATCGCGCTGCGGAACGTGTCCTTGGTGCCCTGAATCTTCTATACAACGAAGAGGGCGATCAGGCGAAGTCTGGCCTGGGCCAGTATCAGGTTGACAACATTCTGAACTCCGCGAACCCTGTGATGAAGGCTGCGATCCTTGATGTGGTTGCGGAGAAGATCAAGGAGATCGAGGCACCGGGTGGGACCGACTCAGCCTCATGGGCCGACACTGTTCTTGAGAACGCTGGCAAGATTCTGGAGACGGTGTTCGCGCCGTTTGATGCTGCTAACCGCGCTGTACAGCAGACGGTTCGTGCGTCGCAATACGGCAGCATGCAGGAGGGCTACGACCCTATCGGCATTGAGTCGATCCAGAACATTTTCCAGTATTGGGACAAGGTAAGCGAAGGCAACTACGACCAGAAGTTGTTGTCGTCTGCCCGTCAGGAGTTTGGGCCTGCGGCTGTTGATCTTGTTCTTGCGGTGGAGAAGAAGACCCTTGAGGGCGATCCTGATCCGCTGGTTTCGGTGATGATGGAGCAGTCCAACAACCCCGAGACCATGAACATTCTTTCGGACATGCTGTTCGGGGAGAACTCTACGGGCGTGAACATGGCTGAGGTTTCTCGGGCCGTGGACAACGCAGCCCTGGGGAATACGGCCCAGCTCTTCTTGACGAGCATCCTGGGTGATGTTGGGATGGGTTCTGAGGGTCGCGCTGTTGCTGCTAACGCTGGCAACATTGTTGCCACGCTGGCGCTTGACCCCACTTTGCTTGCTGGCAAGATTCGAGCCGCGTACATCACGACACGCTTTGCGCTTGAGAAGATCGCCCCTGGCGCATCTCGCGCTGGCATCAAGTCGGCGTTGAACATGCGCCCCACGCGCACATACTTTGACAGCCTGTTCAACCAGCTCAACAGATACGACGAACTGGTGAAGACCGATCCTGGCAAGGCTGCTGTGTTGCGTGAGCAGATTCGACGCCAGTACCCTGAGATTCCTGACAACACGATTGATGTGTTTGCTAATGACGGTGTCAGGACTGTTGACGATCTCATTGAGTGGACTGTTGAAACCAATGAGATGTTCACGAAGATGGCGAAGGGGCAGCCTGCTACTGGGCTGATCACTGCTGGTGAGAGTGCGGCTCCTGAGCCGCTGGCAAACGCGATCTTTAATCGTGGTCAGGCTCAGACCCGTGAGGCGCTACTTCCTCGAACATCTATTGCCCGTCGCAGCCGTAGCAGCTTTGCGCGGATGGTGAGTCCGTTGATGCCTTCGGGCCGGGGGCAGGCGGTCATTGAGGATGTGTACGGCAACACCTCTGATCCTGCTGAGTTTGTTGAAACGATTTCCGATGTAGGCAACACTGCACGGGCCGGTCGTATTGAGCGTGGGCGCAATCCTGACGATGTTGCGTCACTAGAGCGACAGCTCGAAGAAGCCAAGCAGCGCCTTCGGGATGCCAACAGCGGCCCTGACATCCACGCAGCGGCAGACGAAGTGATTCGTCTTGAGAAGGAAATCGCTGCCGTGCGGACGGACCCGAGCGCCCCGGTCTCAGCCAAGCCAGGGGCAGTCGGCAAGAGGGTAGACACGGTCTTCAAATACTTTTCGTCCATTGGCATTGGCTACGCCAACATTGTTGATGGTCGTGACGCGAAGCAGATTTACCGTTACGCACGCATGTTCCTGTCGCGTAGGCATGCAGCCTATTGGGCTGATATGTGGCGTAAGGCGACTCCGTCGCAACGCTACAACATGATGATTGGCTTGAATCGTACTGCTGCTGCGGCTAAGGGTTTGGATCTTTCCGATCCTGACATGCTTTCGCGTGTTGACGAGTTGGTTACGGCTACACGCTCGAAGACTTCGTTCACCGCGAAGAGCCTGCCGCTGACGAATCCTGCTGCTGAGGATGCGAGCCGTGCGCTCGCTGAGTTTGAAGCCACAGGCGAAGTATTGCTGCACGGCACTAACCGCCCGTTCGAGGTCTTTGATGAGGCTGCTGCGACGCCTCGTGGCTCCAAAGCTATAGCACGCACAGACGGTCAGCGAACCCTTTACTTCACTGATGACGAGCAAGTTGCCGAATCCTTCTCGCGGGAATCGGGTGGGGCAATGAAGATGCCCAGCCCAGCCGATGGAGAATACAAGTGGCTTGACTATGTCCAACAGTTTGGAAACGGTGACGAACGTGCCGCGATTCGGTACGCGCTTGAGGGTCAACAGAAGCCGCTAATAGCTGCCCTTGATGAGGTTGTGGACGGGCAACTGGTAACAACATACACCGATGACGTCGATCGGATTCTTGATTACATTCAGGTCAATGCTGACACTCCCCTGATGTACCCTAAGGGGGAGCTGCCGAGGGTCATTAAGGCCAAGGTTTACGGAAAGAAGCTCGACCTTTTCATACCAAATCAGGAATTTGAGTCTGACAAAGCGTTCTCTCGTTGGATTAGCGAGAATGTTCCTGAATCTCTTCAGGCCGCATTGCGCGAAGAAGGCACATTTGATGCCATATTCAATCGCTACGGGCGTGGGATTCAGTACCAGCACGAACGTTCGGCTGCGCTTGTCAACTGGGCAAGGGAGAACGGCTACGGCAAGGTCGTCGTAAACGACGCAGGCCAAAGCGGTGGTCGTTCAGTCATTGCTGTTCCTGAAATGATTGCCTACGGCTCGAATGATCCGGTTACCGCTTTTAGGTCCGGTTTAGATGACGCCACTGCCCCGGAGATGACTATCCCGTCGCTCTACCCCGACGGTTCCGAGAAGGCTCAGTTTGGTTGGCAGACCGCAAGCCACGTTGCCCTTCCCAGCCTCCGCGAGATGGAGAAGCTAGGCCGGTGGCAGCGGTTTGTTCGGGAGCATGGCGGCACCATCGGTGATGCGATCCTTGCCGCACCACAGAACGCCACAGACATCTGGTCCCTCGGAACCCTATTTGGTCTTCGGTTCTCCCTGCGATCAGCGATTGAAGACTGGTGGTTCTACGCTGTCATCACGGGTGGAAACCTGAAGGATCTGTACAAGGGTCGGCGCATGTCCACGATGCTGCGCGAGACTCGCGGACGCATGCGTGAAACCGCACTGAGTGGCGGCAAGAAGGAAGTTCCCGCGCTAGGCATGATCAACCGTCGCGCTCGCGCTGTCGGCGACATGCTGGAGAACCGGGACACTGTTGTAGCCCAGATCCTAAGCAAGTTCATTCGTGGCAATCTCGATCAGCAGGAAGTTCAGGAAGCTACCCAGGCTGCACGCCGTGGCAACTTTGATCCGATGCGTCGGCTTGCTGGTGTAGCGATGGCGTCTGCACGCATGACGGGTCTTAAGCCTGCCGAGCGCGAGTACCTGCTTGATCTGGTTGACGGGCCGTTTGGCTTGAAGCTGCTGGACGAGCTTGCCGAGACGGGCAAGACCCTGAATAGCGGTGGTCTGGTTGATGAGGCCGCTTTACCTGTTGCCGGAACAGACACCGTAGGTGTTTCGGCTGGTGCGCTGCCGCGAGTGGACAATGGGAAACTTGTTCCTGTCGGGGACTACACACCGGAACTTCCTGTAGAGGATGCGCTACCCGAGTCGTTCCTGTACTGGGAGCGAAACATCAATGGCGTGATGCTAGGTGACGGCCCTGCTGGGCGTATCGCTGTTGCCTACCTTGATGATCCGCAGGAGGCCATTCGTCGGGTTGCTGACGAGATCCGCGAGGATCCTACGGGGTACGGGTACAAGTGGCGGTTTGCTGCTCTTGAGTCTGAGTCACCTGAGATGTTCGCTGCTCGAAAGATTCAGGCCGTGCGTGCGCTTTTCTCGGATGCCCAGGGGAACCTGAACGAGAACTTGTGGCGCAAGGTGGTTAGCCCTGACCGTACGGTTACAGCTTACAAGGAAGCCGAAGATGGGACGCGAAGCCTAATCATTGATTTCGGCGTATTGAAGGCGCTGCCGAAGGAGCAGCGGCCTTCCTACGTTTCGGGTCAGGTGTACGGGACGGTTCCGAATGCTGACGGTCTTGGTGCCTTTATGGACCGCTCGTGGTCGTGGATGGGCGAGCAGTATGCCCGTATCTCCCGCGAGCCGATCTTCTTGGCAAACTACCTTGCTCACCGCAGGCAGCTCGCTGGCTACCAGAAGCAGTTGGCTGAGGATCTGGGCGAGAAGGCCTCTAGGCGCGTTGTTGCCCGTATGGCTGAGGACCGTGCCTACTCGTTCACCTTGTCCTACATGGACAACCCGCAGAACAGGTCGCTGCTGGCGTACAAGGTTCGTAACGTGTCCCGTTACTACCGGGCCACGGAGGACTTCTACCGCCGCGCTATGCGTGCGGGGAAGAACTACCCGGTTGGCCTGTGGAAGACAGCCCTGATCTATGACGTTCTTGATGACACAGGGTTCGTGTACACGGATGATAATGGGGAGAAGTATTTCCTGTACCCCGGTACGAACCAGTTGATGTCAGCGATGAACGCAGTGATGGGCAAGGTCGCTGGGCAGGATCCGATGGCTATGCCGTACCCATTTGTTCAGGGTGGCAAGGTCAGGATGCTGGCTCCTTCTACGGATCCCAATCAGCTCGCACCTACTATGGCGGGGCCGTGGGGCACGATTGCGTGGAAGTTGCTCGCTCGCCGTTTCCCGACGCTGTCGCGACTTAATCGCGTTGTGCTTGGTGAGTACGGAACCACGGGTGAAGGTAGCGTCATTGACGACTTCACCACATCGTTCTTCCCAGGTCAGTTGCAGCGTGTTGTGAATACGCTCAGTGACGATGAGATCGACTCGATGATGGCTGCGTCCGCTAAAGACGCACTCACTATCGCAGTGGTGAATGACCTTATTCCTGAAGATGAGAACTCGCCTGAGTTCGCTAACGCGATGGCGAAGATCGACCTGATTGCGTGGTCCGCTGTTCTTGGGCGATTCTTTACAGGCTTCATCGTTCCGGCGTCCCCGCAACAGTTCAATGCCAACATCAGCGAGTTTGCTCGCATGAATCGTATTGTCGCGCCGCGTCCGACGTATCTGAAACTGATCCAGAAGTACACGGATCAAGGTGCAGAGAACCCCGTGGGTGCTGCCCTTGCAGACTGGTGGAAGCTTGATCAGAAGCTGATGCCGTTCACTGTCAGCCGCACTCAGGATGTGGGTGAAGGCGTTCGTGGCACTGCCCCTATGAAGACGGCAACGTCTGTGCTGGACTGGTACAACAACAATCGCACGGGAATCATTGAAAAGTACCCGCAGACTGCCTACTTCCTGGCACCGCAGGATGAGGGCTTCGATTGGAACACCTGGGGCTTGATCGTTGCTGAAGGCCTAAGGGTGCCCAAGCCAATGCTGGATAAGAACGGTGACCCTGGCCCATTCCTTCGGGATCTGTTTGCCGCTAAGGGCGAGTTCCAGTATTACGCCACTATCGCTGACTACCAGCGGGACATTGACGCTCTGGATCCGCGTGACCCTGACCAGTACAGCCGGATTAAGGATCTTGAGGCTGATAGGTCGGTTGACCTTGAGGGTATTCGCTCCAGCAACCCGTAT